TGGTATCAGGTGCGAACTTCTCCCACCTGGACTGTGACAGTTTAATATGTGTCACAACTTGCCACGCATAGGGTATAAAGCACCCTATAATAAGAACATACACAAAGGATTTCAAAATGTTCAACAAAGATCTAACACCAATCTACGATGGCAGAGTCCTAGTAAACAAGTCAGCGATGAAAGATCCAGCAGTTCAGGCAGCACTCGCAGCAATGGCAGCGAGAAACTTTGAACCACTGCCCACACCAACTGGCGACAGTTGGAACATCAGCGACAGACATTAACAGTATAACACACCCTGTCCCAAATGACAGGGTTTTTTTGTGGGTGCGGTGCGTGGGGCGATGCCGAGTGGGACTCCTAACCATATCCAAGTCTACAAAAGTATCCCAACGACATATAAATATTTCTACCAAATTGAAAATTCAAAACCCTGATTTTGAAAAAAATTTTCCAGCAAAAAAATGACTAAAAAAGACGAGCAACAAGAAAACGCCCACAAGCAACTGATGGAAGATCCAAAGTATGCTGTGCATATACATGACGCACAAATCAACAGGATGGCAACGTACATAGAGAAACTTGCAGAGAAACTCCAAGATGATGATAACAGGATCAAAGCTCTGGAAGATGCGTTATATAGATTGGAGGAAACAGTAAGATTCGGAAGACCTTCCAACAAAACTGATGGACCACCAGACTTAAAGGATTTTATTCATGAATAAGAACTACCAAGAAATATTAGATAACTTTGAGGAATTTTGTGATGGATTTGAAGCAGGAGCCGCCCTTAGATTCTCAGGAAGAGATGTTGAGAGCAGACAACCAATTGACCATAAAGCAGTTGAGCGAGTCACTCCAACAGTTGTCCGACAGATTGACACACCTAGAGCAGAGGACTTCTCGCTTAGAAGCACCTCAATTGATGTACAAGCGTCCGAAGTCGGAGACTCATGAGAAGATTGCTGAGACACTTAACTATCTACATAATTCAGTAGAGGAGTTGAAGCAATGTCAGGAGTAGCACGAGTAGGTGATTCTATTACTACAGGACATGGATGCGAAGCTACTGCATTATTAGCAGGTCCAGGTGTCCTTACAGTATTAGTGAATGGTAAACCTGTGTGTGGAGTAGGAGATCTTACCGCACCTCATTTATCAGGAATACCTCCTGTTTGCGTATCACATACCATGCCTATTATTAGTGGCAACGCCAGAGTACTAGTTGGTGGTAGACCAATCGCAAGAATTGGAGATCCTGTTGATGCTGGTGCAATTGCAACAGGATCTCTTAATGTACTTGCATGATCGTGGAGTTCATGCTACAATATTGATAACTTAGAATTATTATGGCACTATACAATAACAATGAACATACAGCACCTCCAGCAAAGGTGACTAGACAAGGTAAGTCAAAGAATACAAAGCTCGCAGCAACTTCTCGTAATGCAGCGAAAAAGAGATATAGGGGTCAGGGAAAATGAGTGACGATCTTTCTCGTATTGCCTCTGCTCTTGAGAGGATTGCTGATTCTTTTGAGAAAGAGTTGCATGTGGACATTGATCATGCCCATATAGATGATATCGGTGAGATACACGGTGACGTGATAACCCATCCGAAGCAATTCTAGAGGAGGTCTCCGACCCCCGAACGCCGAAGACTCCGACATGTCATACCAAGCACTACCAAATGAGTTACATATAAAGGATAGTCCTATAGCAGGTCAAGGTCTTTTTGCGAGAGAAGATATTGATGCTATGATGTATCTTGGCGTATCCCACGTGGTAGTAGATGATGATATAATGAGAACGCCTCTAGGAGGGTTCGTAAATCACTCTGAAGACCCCAATTGCGTGAAATGGTATGAAGACCAAGGATGGGGAAGGATCTATTACATGAAGACGATTAAACCAATTAAGAAAGGAGAAGAGTTATTTTTGAAGTATACCTTTTACAAGGTAGGATAAAAGTCGCTAAATAAAACTGACTTCGTATATTGTCGGTAAATGGCGGCCACGTTGTCCTTTAAGGACATTAATATTACTTTTAAGAAGCATCCTGTTACTAATGACTTAGTTGTTAGTAGGGATGCTTCTGCTATTAAGCAGTCAATTGTAAATTTATTGCTAACAAATAAGGGTGAGCGTGTATATCAACCAGAGTACGGCAGTGATCTTAGAAAATTTTTATTTGAACCTATGGATTTTGCTACAGGTGCAGCAATCCAGAATAATATAATATCAACTATAAAGAAATTTGAACCACGTATAGGAGTATTGAGTCTGGAAGCTTCTCCAAACTTTGATGATAATGGATTTGATGTTGAAATGACATATGAAATACGAGGTACAGATAATCCACCAGTCACAGTAGACTTCTTCCTTGCAAGGACGAGATAATGCCATATACCCAAGTAAACAATTTAGACTTCGCTGACATTAAGACAGCTCTCAAAGAATACATGAGAGCACAGTCAGACTTTACAGACTATGACTTTGAAGGTTCTGTATTAAGTAATATGCTTGATGTATTAGCATATAATACGTACTATACAGCGTTCAATACCAATATGGTAGTGAATGAACTGTTCCTTGATTCCTCTACTCTCAGGGACAATGTGGTGTCTCTGGCAAAGCAGTTAGGTTACACTCCCAAGTCTATTACTGCTTCAAAGGCAGTAGTTGATCTAAATTTAACCTTTAGCAATCTTGCACCAGATACTGTTGTATTTGAGGCTGGTAGTGGATTTGTTACTAACTATGATGGATCTCTTTATAGATTTGTTGTAGCAGAGGATTATAGAACTGAAGTTGTTAATAAAGTTGCGACTTGGACTAATGTTCCTGTATATGAAGGATCATTAATTAATACAAGGACTGTTGTTCAAAATTCAATATCAAATCAAAGATTTATAATTGATAATTCATCTGCTGATACTAACACAATTAAAGTGAGTGTGTATGCATCAGGATCTTCAACTGTTTATGATACATACGAACAAGCAAATAATATATTGGAGATAGGATCTTTAGATAAGGTCTTCTTCATTAATGAAACGGAAGATGAAGGGTATGAACTATTCTTTGGTGATGGTGTTATTGGTAGAAAGCTTGAAGATGGTGAAGTAGTTGATATAAGTTACGTAACAACAAATGGCGATGCTGCCAATGGAGTAAAGACATTTAGATTCAATGGTGTTTTGAGAGATGATAGTGGAAATAAGATTTCTCATCCATTTAATGTCACTTCTTTAACTACTATAGAGAATGCTAGTGGTGGAGCAGCAATTGAGAGTATTGATAAGATTAAGTTTAATGCTCCTAAGTTTTTTGGATCACAAAATAGAGCAGTAACTGGAAATGATTACAAATCTATAGTTAGGAACTTATATCCAGCAATCAGTGATGTGATTGTGTTTGGTGGTGAGGATCAAGTACCACCTGCATATGGTAAAGTATTTCTTTCCGTGAAACCTACTGATACCACTACGTTGTCAGCGTTTACAAAAAATGATTTATCATCAAATCTTAAAAAGTATACAGTTGCTTCAATTAGACCTGAGTTTGTAGATCCATCTATATTATTTGTAGAAATCAATAGTGACATATATTATAGTTCTACAAAGACTAAATTGTTACCTGCTGAAATTGCAGCTTTATCAACTTCTGCAATTCAGGAGTATCTGAGATCATCAGGAACAGAGAAGTTCAATGGTAAGTTTAGATATAGTAAGTTTATTAGTGTCATTGATGGTGCAGATCGTTCTATCAATTCAAATGAAACTAATATCATTATGAGAAAAGATTTTATAGCACAGATTAATTCATCTGCATATTATGAAATCTGTTATCAGAATCCTTTCCTTATAGATTGCGATAATCCTGTTGTTACATCTAGTGGATTGACAACCTTTGAACATCCAAACTATACTTCATATCTTGAAGATAGAAAAGGCAAATTGGTGCTATATAGACTAGATTCCCTGACTGGTGAAAAGATCCTACTAGATGATTCGGTTGGAACTGTTGATTATGAGAAAGGTGAAATTGAAATGTTTAACTTTACAATCTTAAAAGGCACATTCTCTGATAACCGTATTGAGTTACGAGTCAAACCTGCCAATAAAGATATTGAGGTTAAGCGTGAGGCATATTTAGATGTAGATGTGTCAAAAAGTAAATTCGTTGCATATAAAGAAGAGTAGTGCCAAAAACTGCGAATAAAGTCTCATTTTTAATTGAGTCACAACTGCCAGATTTTATCAATGAAGAGTATGAACTGTTTAGCAAGTTCATACAAAAATACTATGAGCAGTTAGAAATTCAAGGACAACCTTTGGATATTATTAATAATATCCAAACTTATGCTGATATTGATTTTTATGAGAAAAACGTATTAAATCAAACAACAAGTGTTACTTCATTTGTTCAATCTACTGCTGATACAATTACTGTTGTTGATACCAGTTCTTTCCCTGCGAGTGGGTATATTAAAATAGAAGATGAAATATGTTTCTATGGAAATAAGACTAGCACTGAGTTTTTAGAAGTTAGTCGTGGAGTAAGTGGTAATACAAAGCTTGGAGATCTTTATAGTACTAGTACATTTGTTACAACACAAGCAGCAGATCATTTGTCTGGATCTACTGTACAGAACATAAGTAACCTCTTCTTATATGCTCTTGTAAAAAGTTTTGAAAAGCAATACCTTGCTGATTTCCCAGAAGCATATCTTAAAGAAGGTGTTGATAAAAGAACTCTTATTAAGCACATAAGTTCTTTTTACCAATCAAAAGGAACTGATAGTTCAGTTAAATTTTTATTTAAGTGTCTTATTGATACTGATAAAGAACCAGAAGTTTCATATCCACGAGATCATACTTTAAAGGCATCAGAGTCTAATTGGGTAAAGAATTATTCACTTAAAGTAAAAGTTTTATCTGGTGATGTTAATACTCTTATTGGAAAGAAAATAACACAGACAGATGGAGACTATGCATCTGCTGTAGTTGATAATATTAGATATGCTGGTAAGTTTGATGGTGAAGAACTGTATGAACTTATTCTAAATGAAGCAAGTGTTAATGGTAATTTTTCTATTGCAGCAAGAACAAAATTAACGAAGGAGGTTGATGCTAATACTGGTATTGGTGATAGAATTGATGTGTTTTCCACAATGGCGTGGAATAAGAAAGGATTGTTCAGTTTAGATGATGAAGTTATAACATATGATGATAAAAATGTAAATCAATTTGTAGTTAAAACTAGGACTGGTACTGGAATACACCCTGTTGGTACTTCTGTAACATATGGTGCTAATGTTTCTGGTAATAGTGTAGAATTATTGATATTTGGTGTTTTATACAATTTAGAGAATAAAGTAGAAGCACCTTACTCTAATAAAAATGATAGGGTAGAGATTTCTGAGTCTGGATTTACTACAACAGATACTAGAATAGTTGATACACAGAATAATTTAAGATGGATTACTAGTAGTGGTACTGCTGCTATACCAGAGCTCAATCCTAACGTATCGGCAATTTTTGAAGATGGTGAAGGATATTATATTACATCTTCTGGATTTCCATCACATGCTATTGGTACATTACCTACTGATGCACAAGATCAGAAACTTTTAAAGATTATTAGAAAGCATCCTATCTCAGTAACTGAGACATATGAGACTAAGTATAGAGATGTTGGTATTGCTATTAATGGAATACCATTGATGGGATATAAAGATGAGGATGTAGTTCTTAATGGTGCTATTCAGAAGATTGATATAGATACAAGAGGTGATGGGTACAAAAGACCTCCATACGTTTTAATTAATAATATACCTTCTCTTGCAAGGACAAAACTTGCTGGTGAAGTAGTTGAATCTATTATTGTTGATACTCCTGGTGAATATACAGCAGTTCCTACTGTAGATATTGTATCTGGTAGGAATGGAAAAGGTACAGCAGTTGTCAGTAGTGGACAGATAACAAGTATTACTATTGATAATGCTGGTGAGTACTATTCATCTCCACCAGAAATTAGAATTACAGATAAATTAGGTAAAGGAAGATTTGCTGATTATATTGCTGAAGTTTCAAATACTGGACAAATAACAGGCTTTGTTAAAGTTAATAGTGGAAATCTCTATACTCAAGAAAATGTAGTAGTTGAAATTATTTCAGTTGGAACCAAAGCAACTGCAACTGCTTCTATAAAAGAATGGAGAAAGGATAGGTATTATAAAAATCAATCAAACTTAGATGCTGATAATGGATATTGGTTAAAGAATTTTGATGTATCTTTAGGACAAGGATATGCTTACTATGCTTCTCCTACTACACTAAGAGCAACTGATAATGGATCATCTCATTCATCTATTATAGGGTTTGCATATGATGGTAACCCCATATATGGTGCTTATGGATATACTAATCCTCTAGATTCTTCAACCCCTATAGCAAGGTTAGTGTCTAGTTATTCTAAGAATACTAGTAGAGTAGGTGGTCCTTCAACTACAACATATCCAATTGGAACTTTTATAAATGATTGGAGTTATATTGATGAGTCTGGTTCTTTAGATGCTAATAATGGAAGGTATTGTGTAACTCCAGAATTTCCAGAAGGAACATATGCATACTTCATAACTGTTAATCTATCAGGTTCTCCAGTATTTCCTTATATCTTAGGTAATAATTATTACTCACTACCAGTAGATTCTAATTACAATTCTTTATTGTCTCAAGATGATGTTCCAGTTAAAGCTAATAGACTTAGAACTCCTAACATTGATAATAATGGAGATTTGTCAATTGCATTAATTGATGATGTAAAAAGAGGAGATGTAAGCTCTGCATCTATATTCAATAGTGGATCCAATTTTTCTGTTGGAGGTAAATTGGTTATTGATGATAGTGATACCGAGGGTTATGGTGCTGCTGGTGAAGTAGAATCTATTAAAGGTAAGAGTGTAGTTTCAATCAATTCTCAGTCAACTAAAGTACTTTATGTTGAACTTTCTTCTAATGCATATTTGTTTGATGGTGATACAATCACACAAGCAAATACAGGTGCTACAGGAATTATAGTTGGTGATGTATTTTCGTCTAAAGATTTTGCTTTAAATTCTGTATCAGGTGCTTTTAATAGTACAGATGTACTATCATCAAGTACCAAAGTAATATCTCTTTTAGTTGATAAAAATTCATCATATACTAAAGGTTCTATTTTATCATTTAGTGATGGTATTGCAGCACCAATTGCAAAAGGTGAAGTATTAGAAGGTACAACAGATCAAAACACAGTTAAAATAAAAGTAACAGATACAGGATTCTCTGTTTCTGATAGTTTATTCTTGACGAGCTCTAATTTAATTGATACTACTGGATCAAAAATTGTTGCTATTGGATCTTTAAGTGATAATTTAAATATTTTTAGGTTGCATGATAATGTAGCCCTATTAACAACATCTGATGAACATGGAGTAGCAATTGGAGAAAGTATTGATATTACTATTGATCCAGATGACAATATTACAGAAACAACATATTATGTAAGAAAGAGAATATATCAAGATATAGTCCTTCAAACCCCAGTTATAGCAAGGGTTCTTAGCGACACTGGTGTTGGTAGAATTGCAATATTAAATGGTGGTAATGATTACACACAAGGAACTTATAATGATATAGTATTGACTGGTGGGTCTGGATCTGGAGCAAAAGCAACTTTGGTAGTTTCTTCTGCTGGTCATATTAACTCTGTATTGATTACAGATAAAGGATCAGGATATAAAAAGTTTGATGAGTTAGGTGTAGGAGATAGTGCAGCAGGTAAGACTAACAATTCTACACCTTCTTTAGTTCTTTCTGTTGATCATGTTGGATTTTCTATTCAAAATCCAGTATTGAATATTGATAATGGTAATGATATTCAAAAAGGAGATCTTTTACTTGTTAATGATGAGATACTATTAGTTGATAGTACAAATGGTAATGCTATTACAGTTGAGAGAGCACAGAATAATACTATCAGAGCCGATCATTTTGATGGCACTGTAGTAACAGTCTATGATGCTGGATATAATCTTAGTTCAGGTGATAGTGTTAATGATGGTGAGATTACTTATTATGATAGCAATACACAAAAAGCAACTGTGGCTTGGGATTATACAGAAACTTTAGATACTATAGAATCTATAAGCTTAAGTACAGTATTTTTTGATAAGGTAGATAGTGAAGGTAATAAGAGACTTGTAAAGATATCAAGTATTAGTAGTCCTGATATTTATTTTGAAATTTCTACTGATGGTAATAATTTCTTAAGAAATCCAGTTATTGACATTAAAAAATATTACAAATACAAGTTTGATACATCTCACAGTTCAATGATTAATTGTGGATTTGATTTCTCTCCAAGTATAAACTTCAATTTAATTTCACCAGAATCACTTAATGGATTGGGTTTTGTTGATATTAAACTCGGTTATGGAGCAAGGATAAGTTCAAATAATTATACAGAAAGAAAAGAATCTAATTATTTACAGTATTTTTATTATGATAGAGATGGAATTGTTAATTCTGAAAAATCATATTTGAATGTATCTTTAGATCCTCTACAAGGAAATAAGACAGCAATTTATGTAACACCAACACAAGTAGTATATACAACTTCTATCAAAGCTTTACATGATGGTAGTGGTACTATTTCTTATACATCAAAGTCTAGATTCTCTGTTGGAAAAATTAATTCAGTAAAAATTACCAATATTGGAATTGATTATAAAAAGATTCCTATTGTAACAGGTATTATAGATGTTGATGGTAATGTTGATACTAATATCAATTGTTATCTGAATAGTACAAACATTGGTGTACCTAGAAATATAAAAATTATTAATAATGGTGGGTCATACCATAATGATAATACTATATCATCTTCATTTACTTCAAATTATATTTTTACTTTGTCAGGATTTGATGAAGATTCATTTAAGTTAGGAGAAACTATAGTACAAAAATCTGGATCTGTTGAGATTGCCAGAGCTAAAGTTACATCTTGGAGAAAGGGATCTAATATTATTCTTGTCAATAAAATTTCTGGTATTTTTAGAGAGAAGCAACAAATAATTGGATTGTCTAGAAGTAAAGTCGCAACAATTGAGAGTATTAGTTATAACGAATTTTCTCCTGTTATCAATACATATTATGATAATCTGGGATATTACAAATCTGATTATGGAAAAATTAGTGATGCTAATCAAAGAATAACTGATTCGTTTTATTATCAGGATTATTCATACCTTATTACTTCAGAAACTCCAATTGATACATGGAGATCTTTGATAAAAGAGACTACTCATCCTGCTGGATTTAAATTATTTGGTGAAGTTATAATTGATTCTTCTGCTCAAGCAAAAATGAGCGAAGATACCAAAACAAGTAGGGTAAGTGTTATTCAGGTCTGGGATCCAGAAAAGAATAATATTACTGTAGTTAATACAAGAAGACAGATTACTCAAAGTATAGCTTTGATGAAGAATCTGAATGTTGAAAAAGGAAAAGGATCTGTATCAATTGATACAAAAAATACTGCTGAGATAAAAGCAAATACTGTTACTTTAAATGGATCATTTGATGGTGCTTTTAGTAACAAAGGTAACCTTTCAGGTAGTAAAGAATTTAATTTGATTGATGGTGATGGAAATGTTCTTAAACCATATAATGAGCAATCCTTAGTAATAACACTTGATGGTATATTACAAGAGCCTCGTATTTCATATACTGTTGTTGATGATAAAATCATATTCGCACAACCACCACTTGTAGGTGTGACTTTCCACGGAAGATGGTTCCAGTTTAAAGACGATTCATTAAATGCGAAACATCTTAAGAAGATTAAGAATATCTTCCAGAAGAATGGTAGATGGATTGATGCTGCTAATCAAATTGAGATGAATAGAGAGTTTATTCAATCTGAGTCTCTTGGTTTTATTAAAAATAAGTATCCAGAATTTACTTGGAATACTAAGGAAACTAATTGGTACAATGATCTTGGACTTGTTGTTGATGGTATATCTCATGATGTAAGATTTGGTGGAAATCAAAAGACATTATCTAATGCAGAAAGGTATTTTACTGGTGGTGTATTAAGTTCTTTAACTGGTGATGCTATATTAACTGATGCTGCAACAGGAGATAAGACTTCGGAACTAGAAGCAGCAGTTGAAGCTTATGAACATGCTGTTGGACTTGCTAAGAAAGCAATTAATAATGAATTGACTTCTGGTACGTTTACTACTGTACTTCCATATTCAAATAATAATATAACAATAGATTCTGCTGATCCTAAATGTGCAGATGTTTTATCTGCTATAGAAACATTATATGGTGTTTTAAGGACAACGTTAAATAGCGGTCCAGGAACTATAGATGTTTCTTATGCTGATTACTTTGATGGAGAGAATACAATATTTGAATTATATTATGAAGATGGAAGCTCTGTAGATACTCAATTAAATGAAGATCTATTCATTGCATTGAGTGGAGTATTACAACATAATCCTGCTTATACTATTGATAGAACTTCTGTTCCAAATAAAGTTGTATTTGACAGTCCACCACTATGGGGTCAAGAGTCAAACACAAAAACATTACAAGAACCTACAGCAGTAGAGAAGTTCTTTGCACATGGAGTTGGAAGTTATATAAGATGTGGTATTAATAATGCTGGAATTTCAAGTAAAGGATCTAATGGACCATTCTTAATTCTTGATTCTGATAGTGAAATAAAAGTTATTTCAGATCCAGAATTTGCTCTAGTCTTTATTGATGGTGTACTACAAAGAGTAAACAAATCTTATACAATTAGTGGACCTACTATAACATTTACCAAAAACATATTCTCAGGTAATAATATAGAAATTCTTGTATTATATGGAAGAGATATTGATCCTGTTGTAACATTATATGATTATGAAAAGAATCAATATTATAATGAGATTATTCTAACTTGTGATGCTGGTTCTCCTAATGACTTTAATTTATTGAAGAAGTGGTATGGTGAATCTGGTGATTTCTTCCAAGTTGCATATCAGAAGATCAATGGAAAGAAAGTATTCATTGGTAATGTTAAAGGTTATATAACTACTCCCAATACAATAGTTATTACTATTGCTGGTGGAAATCCTAATATAGATAACTCCAATATATTCTTTGCAGGAATGTCTGATTTCAGTGATGAATATGAATTAACTGGTACTACAAATACAATTTCTATAGTCAGAGATGATAGTAATGACTATAAGATGCAGAGAAATGCTTCTAGTTGGTTGTATGGAACAAAGAGAGCAGATGAAGCTTTCTATGAGAGAAAGAGAGGTGGTGCTAATATAATTGCTGGTGACACTATTAAAATTGATGGGGAAGATTACTATAGGACAGTTAATGAACTGCCACAGTATGTCACACCAAAAACATATGTTGCAGGTGATGATCCTTCTCAATCTTTCTTTGGTAAGGTTTCAACATCATTGTATGCTGGAGATGTAAGAGGTGTTGGTCTTAGTGTAACTTGTGAGGTTACTAATGGTTCTGTAACCTCTATATCATGGAATAGAACAGATTTCCAATTATTGTATGATACTGGTGTACTAAAACCATCAGGTGCTAAAGATTACTATACAACACCTATATTACATTTCATTCCTGTAGATCAACAGGGTGGAGGTGCTAGAGCTGAAGTAGTTGTTTCTGATGGTAATGTAGTTGATGTAGTATTAACTGCATCTGGTTCTGGATATACCAAAGCACCTTTTGTAGTAACAGCAAGGCAATATGATATTATTAAACAACGTGGTAGAAAGATTGATAGTCTTCTTACACTTTTAATTAAAACAGATCTAATAAAACCATCTCCTGTTGCTATTAGTTCAGAATTTAGTTTTGAGAAGAGGGTTGAAGTGGGTCCAGTTCAACATGATCTTGACATGAAGATCACTACACCAGATGGAGCTAAGCAAAAGATTACTCTTATTCTACAGAAGAAGATTGATCTATCTCCATTACCTTTAATACAGTCCAGACTTATATGGCATGGTGCTTCTTATGCTTCAGTTAGCAATCCTACAGTTCAATTAGGATTCCAAGGAACCAGTATTATTGAATTAACTCATGAAGTTAAAATTAATATGCATCCAAGTGAACAAGAAAAAGTTATGTGGTATAATGCTGGATTTGTTGATCTACGAAGAATTGATTATAAATTCTCTTATAATCAAGGAACATTGGGTCCAAGATTCTTACAGTGGGAAGGTGCTAAATTTATGAGCACTGGTGATATTGTATCTAATGCTGGATATAGTGTTTCCGCATATACTATTCAAGAGTGGGAAGGATTTGATTTACAACTACAGGAATTTGATAATAATTCAAATACTATGGTTGCTGACAATGCATACCTATTCAATATTGGTTATCCATCCATAAATAACTACTTAACCATATTAGACACTGCTGATATGCCTAATGCAAGTGGCGGTGGATACATTGCAACCAATGAAACTGTTTATGCAAATACTACCAATTTTGCATCATCAGGAACAATATTAATTGGTAGAGAACAAATTTCATACACAAGCAAATTGAGTGATCGTTTCTTAGGCTGTACCCGTGGTGCTAACAATTCTCCTATTGAAGAGCATCTTATTGGAACACATATCAGAAACGCACTATAAATAAGTTATAAATAAACTTGATTCGGCTTACTATAAACCAAGGCACAGCGAACAATGGCAGCTATTATTTCAGAAAAATTTAGAATCTTCAATGCGAAGCAATTTCTAGAATCTCTCAGTGAAGCTGAGAAGACACACATGTATTTCTTTGTGGGACGCTCAAACAAATGGGATGCACACTTAGAACTCTTCAATATAAGCGGAACTTTCCAAGTAGGTGAGACAGTTACTTTTGGTTCAGGTGGAACTGGAGTGGTCGCTGACGGAGGTGTTCTTGATAATAGTTTATTGTTGAAGAACATTGGTCCTACCGCACTTACTACACCTACATTTAAGACTAGTGTTACTGGTGGAACTTCAGGTGCTACTGCTTACTCTGGATCTTATAGGTATGCTACGGAAGAAATTCCTCCTGCACCAATTGATAACCAGTCAGAAAAACAAAGTGTATATCAAGAGTTAATCGCTGCCAAAAGAATCACCTCTTCGTTTGCTCGTCTTGTTGTTCCTCGTTACAACTGGAGTACATCGCTGAATCCAAAGTTTGACATGTACCGTCCTAATTATGCACCTACTGCTGGTGGTGGAGGTACAGTTGGTGTACAGACTGCTCTTAATGATACTTCATTACCTGGATCTAAATTCTATGTAATGAATCAAGAGTATCAAGTATTCAAATGTATATACAATGGTGAGAATGCTGCTAATCCAACTGGACAGACTGTAACATATGAACCAAAGTCATCACCTAGTGGTGGACAAGGAACATTTGCTAATGGTATATACACCGAACCTGCTGGAACAGGTGGTTATGTATGGAAGCATATGTACACCCTTACAACAGGTGATGTACTTGCATTCCTATCTACAGACTTTATGCCTATTGCTGCTTCTGGAGAAGCATCTAGGGTAGCTGCTGAAGCACTTGCAGTTGATGGTGCTGTTCATATTGTATTAGACAATGCACAAGGAACAACTGGATTGCCAGCTACAGAGACATTATATACAGCAATTGTTGGTGATGGTACTGGTGGTGTAGTTAAATTTGAAACTACTGCTGGTGGTGCTGTATCAAGCGTAAGTATTGAAGCTCCAGGTTCTGGATATACTTATGGTAGTGTAATACTAACTCAAGCAACTGTATTTACTGATGCTGGACTTACAAGTGCTTATGGTACTGCATTTACTGCTGTAGGTGGATTTGAGCTAATTATTTCACCTGAGGGTGGACACGGATCTAATGCTGAAGCAGAACTATTTGCTAAGAGAGTTATGACGAATATTCGTCTAACTTATGCTGAAGGTTCTGGAGACTTCCCTGTAGATAACGATTTCCGTAGGATTGGTATTATTCAAGATCCAGTTGATTTTGGCACAACAAATGTTGCTACAAATGCAACATTACGTGGAACAAGTGCTGTTAAATTAAATGGTGCTACTGCTGATTATGTTGCTGATGAAACGATTACCCAGACTGTTACAGGTGGTACTGCAAAAGGTACTGTTGTTTCTTGGGATACTACTAATGGTATTTTGAAATATTTCCAATCACCTCAACTTCATACTGATGGTGGTAAAGTACTCGCATTTGAATCTAACGCTGCTAATGCAGTTGTTGGAGGAACATCAACTGCTTCTGGCACTGTTGATACATCACAGCAAGTTGCACTATTGGATGTTTCATTTACTGGAGGTCTATCAACCCCTGAGATTGAACCTAACTCTGGAGATATCGTATACATAGAGAACAGAAGACTAATTACTAGAGCTCCCGATCAAATTGAGGACATTAAGCTAGTAATTGAATTCTAATCAATCCAAGTTAGAACAAACGTGAGATGCCTCAGAAGACGAACCTTAACGTAGCTCCATACTACGATGATTTTGCACAAGAT